ACCTACATATTGCTCTAATAAATATCTTAGTTGTCTTAAGCTCCCAGAATGAGGAAAATATACAACTATAGAACATTCATTTAATATGCGTCTTGTATCCTTCCCACCCGTAGGCATATGATTTACCACGCAACACGATATTTTATAATGACGACCTACTTCTAAAACTTGGTTTAAAAGCGTATAAACTGCCTCTCGCTGCTTCTTATTTCCTATAACATCAATATCATCAAAGATAACTAAAGACTCTTCAAATAAAGAAACATCTATAGGGTCAGATATTAAAGAATCATCTATTTTTACTCTTTTTAATTTAATTTCACTGTCAATTGTTGTATCTTCACTTAATGCTGAAAACATATATATTTCTCTTTTCTTAAAAGTCTTCTTATATTCTTTACAATATTCTTTTATAAACCAACTTTTACCACTTCCTGATGCACCTGTTATATAGGCGCATGTTCTTTCAGTTGTTGTATCAGGTATTAATTGAAACTTACCATCTGATAATTTAATTTGTGTAAAGTCTTTTGTTATTCCGTCATCTGTTTTATCACTAACAGATATAATTTTACCTTTATATTTCCCGCCTTCAATTCTTGCTAGAGGTCGCCCGATTTTGTCTATATTCAAAGCCATTATATATGTATATATATAATCTAGATTTTTTTATAAAGCTAAATAACTTTATAAAAAATACTTAAATTTAGGAATTCAGAGATTTTTATCATAATTATTCTCCTAATATATCAATATCATTATCATCTATAAATTGTTTCCCTGCTTCATTAATAATTTTGTCATTATCTTTAATAAGTTTATCTATATCAACATTATCAGGTAATTTATTATCAAATAAAGATACTTTAACTTTTTTTAATACATCTATATTATCATAATGTTCTTGAACGAGTTTTATTGCTTTCAATCTACTATTTAAACGATACAATAAACCAATATCACTATTAAATAATTTTGATAATTCAACTAGTTTATTAATATTAGTATTTTTTAATTTGTATAAGGCAAATAATCGTTTTAACGCTTTGTAATACATTCCATTATCATATAGTTCTTTCTTATCTTCTAATAATTGTTTAATAAAATATTCCATATCTTCAACAAGGTTAAAAGAATATATAATACTTAATTCCATAAAGTTATAATCAATGTAAATAACAAAATCTAATTTTATATAGTCTAGTTCGTTAATTGGTCTAGTTAATTTATAATCTCCAATTTTAAAATATTTCTCTTTTTCTCCGTCTTTATATTGGTTTTTTGCTTCTATAAAATACATATTAGGATTTAATGATGTATTATATAAAACCTTTCTAATATTATAATTTAAACTTTTGTGATTCTCTCTAGATTGGATTAAACTGAATAAGTCTAAGTCTGATGGATATAATTGAGATTGTAGACCTCCAGTTCCTAAAAGAGATATATAATTTTTCTTATATTTTAGTGGTAAAATGTAATCATATATTTCATTTGTTATTGCTCGTTTCTGTAAAATATTCATGTGTATATTAGTAAATTAGATTTTAATTTATATTAAATTAAATAATTATATAACACATTTTACATTCCCTGAAGTAAATAATAATCATTTAGAGTCGTATTATATCTAAGTGGGGCACTATTTAATTTTAAATAATCTTTCTTTGCTGGTTTGCCTTCTCCTTCTAATTCGCCTTTTAATTGTTGTATTACTTGTTTTAATCCTTTCTTTACTTCGTTTCTGATATAAACTTTATTCTTACTTCTGGTTTCTTTTTCATATAAAGTTTTATGATAATCTTTTAATGTATCAAGATTATGACTTAAAATATTTTGTAAAGCTATTTTGAATTTTTCAAGTTTTTCAAAAAGTTTTTTTTGTTTTTTTGTTTTTGGTGGTGGTGGTGGTGGTGCTTTTTCTTCCAATTCTTCCTCTGGTGGTGCTTCTTCTTCTGGTGGTGCTTCTTCTTCTGGTGGTGCTTCTTCCTCTGGTGGTGCTTCTTCCTCTTGTTCTGCTTCCTCTCTGAGTAAATCGCCTAAAGCTTCTAATGGGTCTTCTTCTGGTTCTTCTTCTTCTTGTTTTTCCTCTGGTGGTTGTTCATCATCTTCATTTAATCCTAAATCATCATCTTCTTCATCTAATTCATCTTCAATCTCTGGTGCTTCAATTTCTTCAGCTTTCTTTTTTCTCTGTAAAACAGTAACTGGTGTCCAATTATTACCATCAAATTTTTCTGCTAATTGTTCAACTTGTGTTTTATCTACAAAGTCCATTTCTTGCGCAATCATTGCAACATCATTTACTAATGGTTTTATATCATCAAGTAAATTATTAATTTTTGTAATATCTCTATTTGGAAGACCACCAACTAATAACATATTTTTAAGAAATGACATTAAAGTATTCCAATAAGATATTAATTTTCCCGTATTATCTCTATTTTCTAATGTGCTTGTGTTATATTCATTAATAATTCCGTTTAATTCTTTTTTTACTAATTCTAATCCTTTTTGAAATTCATAAGCGGTCATGCGTTCAAATTTATTTTGAAATTTCATAGGATAATCAAATTGTTCAATATGTTTTGCAGTGTTTTGCATAACTTGTGTTCTTATAGCTCTGTCAGCTTCATCAAGCTCATTAAATCGTTTATCTTCAAAAGATTTATATAATTTCGGCATCTTAAATTCTTATATAAATATATATGAGATATTTAATTTATATTAAATATTTTAAAATTTAGATTATGTTAAGTTTATTTTAGTTTTTTCATTGCCTTCTGTCTTACCATTTCAGTAAATTTTCTTCTTGCTTCTAGTTGTTTTGCTGATGGTGCTTTTTTACCAAGTCCAACTGCACCTTTGACTGTTCCTACAGCATCTGTAATTTTATTAGCAAAAGGAGTTACAACATCTGTAATTTTACTAGCAATAGGCATTATAATTTCATTCATCTTTTCTGGAAATTTCTTAAAAAAATTAGTGAAAGAATCCCACCAACCAGAACCAAGCATTCTTTTAGTGTTCGCTTTTCCGTATTTACCAAGACCAATCCACGATTTCACAGTATTGAAGTTAAAGCTTGATAAATCTTTTTTGAATTCGTCCCAGCCTTTCCCAGTTAAACCTGTATGTTTCTTTAAAGCCATCATATCTTTAGGTTTCGCCATACCTAGCCAGACCTTGGCTCTATTCCAGTCAAAGGCCTTAATATCATCTTGCAGCTCTTTAGTTCCTGAACCTTCCATAGCCATTATTTCTTCTTTTGGTTGAAATCGTCTATCTCTTTCTATTTTTAGTTTCCACGCTTCATCAGGTCTTGCTATTCTATCTTGGAATGGCATATTCAATAGACCAGCTCCCATTTTAGATTTACGCCCTCGTTTTGCTTTTCCATAACCTAAAGCAGTTAATCCCGCTGTTAGTGGTAAAAGCCCTGTAGCAGTTGCAAGTGGTTTAACGATATATTTTGACCCAGGCTCAAATACCATATTAAACCCTCGTTTAAAATCTTCCCAAAATCCAGCTCCCAACATTCTTTTAGTGTTCGCTTTTCCGTATTTACCAAGACCAATCCACGATTTCACAGTATTGAAGTTAAAGTTAGATAAATCTTTTTTGAATTCGTCCCAGCCCTTACCAGTCATTTTTAAATGTTTCCCGAGACCTAGCCAGTCCTTTGTTCTATTCCAGTCAAAGGCCTTAATATCATCTCGAAATTCTTTAGTTCCTGAACCAACACCAACATAACATATTTTAGAATCTTCTTTTTTCATTTCTTTTACACCGCCTTTTGAATTTGGTTTTGGCTTAAATAGTTCTACAGTTCCTAATCCCATTTCTCGCCCGTATCCATCATCTTTCCATGTCGCTTTACCATATCCAGAACCACCAATTTGTCTACACATGGGTTGACATCCACAATTCATACAACCACCCCTTAAAACATCTTCTATATATTTATCTTGTAAATTAACCATTTTTCCACCTGACATACCACCACCAGATAAATATAAAGGTTTTAAAGCTTCACTATCTAAATGTTCAATATATGTTTTATCTTGTTGATACATTTCATCAGAAATTTTTTTATTATAACTATTGTTGTAAGGCATATATATATATTATTAGTTTAGAATTAAAAATAATATAATTTGGATTTAAATTATATTATATTATTTTATTTTAATTTAGAATATAATATTTTAAGGTCGTGGATTAAAAACAACCCAATTATAAGTGGATGTATCACCTGCGGCAGTTCTAATTTGTGCGGCTGCGTTAAATGCACCAAGGTTAGTAAATGAAAATACATAGGGAGAACCAGCAGGAGTACCACCAACAGTATTTAATGAAAATAAAATAAGAGATGTAGTCTTAAGTTCAACATCTTGAAGATTTTGACTTTGAGCACCATTTAAAACAATAGTTCCAGAAGATACGGGTAAATAACGGAGATTATCAATAGACATTTTTATATATATAATATATTGTAGAAAAAAATATTATATATATTTTAATAATTTTTATAAGTTTTATATTATTTTTTTACATTAGACGATTATTTAATCCACCACTTTTCCCATAGCCTAATGCAGATAATACATCAGCGCCTTTTTTTGCATATTCATTGTCTGACATTTGCAAAACTTTTTTAGCATTTTGAGCTGTTAGATGTGGTGATACATATTTAGACCAAACAGAGCGGAGAGAGTCCATAAATCCTGAGCCAATTAATCTTTTAACATCTGAGCGCTTATATGGTTCTTGTTTAGATGCTTCAAGAACATCAGCTTTTGACAATAAGCCAGTAAATACACTGCTGACCCCTCTTTCTGAACAAAACACACCTGACAACATAGTGATGAGGCAAATTTCAGGTGTTAAAGTTTCAGTACTGTTATTTTCTGCATCAATTTGTATTTGGAGAGAATACTGACCTAATGACCCTGGACTATAGAACTGTTCCGCCAATTGAATTTGTGTGCCGAATGAAAGTACAACGAACGAGCCAGAAGTATTAATTGTAATAGGGGCTTGGCCATTTCCTGATGGTTTTGCTGCTGAGCCGTTAAATTCTAAAAATGATTGATTACTTCCTGATTCAGTACTGAAACGATACAAATCATTAATATTACTAGAAGATAAGAGGCCTGAAGCATTGTTAAAATTAATTGAAACTTTGTTTACTTTAAAACAAGAATCAGTATCTGTGCATTTTTGAGAGCCCATAACTTTTCGTACGCATATAATTATCTTATCTGGAATTTGGTTTAAAGAAATGGTATTTGTTGATATTGTGTGTTTTCCACCTGGGGCAAATTGTTGACCTGGTGTAGAAATATATCTTGGTAATTCGTAAAACATTTTATACCCATATTTTCACATGGGATTAGACTATATCTTAAGCCATTAACATAAAATTAATAGCCGCCTGCCGTTTCCATTCTCTTATATATAAATATATAAGCTTGGCATCAGTCGTTGAAGGAGACACTTTAACTTAATAGTAAGTGTCTTTACCTGCGGATTATCCAATTTTCATTATTATTACTATACCGTAGGCTATTAACCACGCCATTAATATATTTCTATATTAACTTAGTAAATGAAACTTAAGGAACTTCCCGCTAATAAGCAGTCTCGCATGATATAAAAATATATCACACTAGCAGACCATTACTGGTCTACTTTTGCGCCCATTTAGAATTTTAGGCACACAATTTCTCGAAGGCAATAAAAGGTTGGTATGTGGGGTTTTAAACATAAAGGTTAATTTGGAATTTTTGAATGATTCAATAGTAACAGAACCATTTGCAGCAGTTAAAAATGCTCTAGCACTGCGGAAACTTCTGTTTGCGTCAGCAACATTGAGAGTTGCTGAAATGGTCTGAATTCCGTATATTCCTTGTGAGTTTGTGGTCTCACCTCCAAATAAAAATGGACTGATAAGCAAGGGCTCAGCACAACTTATAGCAATATATGAAGTTTGGACGGTTGCACCATCACCTATTACTTGCGCTTGCGTTGTGTCTGGTAGACCGCCTGCAGTTAAAGTTCTTCCAATAAGAACTGGGAAAGCGCCACGAGGTAATAAACCACTATCAGAAACATTATTATAACCACCTAAAGGATTATTATTAGCTAAAACGCCATCAGCATATGATTTGTAAGTATCAAGACCAAGAGGCGCTAAAGTTGAGTATCTTTGCATTGCTTTTGGGTCTATCATACGAACGATAGAGGGCAAAACATCTCTAATATTAGTTGACACGGTTGTATTGTTTAAATTCAGTTGAATAGTGCTTAAACTGCTCTGGATAGGAAAGCTTGAAAATGCCTCACTGCGGGCATAGTCTATTAAAAATTCACCTACGGGAACAACGCCTGTTACCTTTAAAACCATAGTTGACGACAGCAATACTTCCCTCGAAATAATGACATTTTCAGACGGTATTTGACAGTTAAATGTGATAGATGAAGAGCTTTCTGAGATGGCGTTAAATTCGGATGAAGTAATGGACATTGCCCCCTGGTTTACAGCATATTTAATTTCATTGGTGCAAGCTAAAGTATCATCGAGCACATACACTTTGGAAAAATCGGACGACATGAAGTTATATATATAATAATATAATAGAAAATAAAATTATAAATTTTAATATAATTTTATTTTTATAAGTAATTTTTCTTAACATTAATTTATTTTATTTTATAATCCATTATATTGTTTTTTTCTAAACATAAGTTTAATATTTGCGTTTCCAACAAGATATATTGGCCTAAGAATATTTAGCTTATCCTTCCAATAACACTGAATTTGGATAGCGTTTATTGGGTTATTGCCTGATAGACTAATCATACGATATTCCCCCTGAGGTGTGTAATTTACTGATGGTTTATATTCAAAACCTTTATCTAATGGAACTTCTAAATCTGTAATGATAGATGATATATTAGCGTTATTATCAGAGCCTATCACTTGACCCGATACTATAACTTTTGGAATACCAACTAGAGCTGAACTACATGGTAAAAGTGAACTGACAAATACAAGAGATTGAACAGGAGTCCAAAGTGGAATAGTACTATACTCTTGATATAGCTGTAAATAATTTACACCGCCAACAGTAGCTATATTATTATTAACTGTTGTAGTTAATTGATAATTCTTACCATTTGTAATATTAATATATCCTAAATAAGTACTATTAAATGAACTAAATAAATTCCACATAGGACTATTAAAAAATATTTTAATAGGAGTTATTAAGGTGTCTGCATATGCGGTCTGAGGAGCATTTAAGATGCATTGATACGAATATGGGTCGAATTCAAGAAATGGTGGTACTATAGTAGGTAAAGCTACTAAATTATTTAATCCTGTTACAGCACTTGCAAAAGCAGTATTAACCATAGTTATAATTTTTGTATATGACATACCCCAATAATAACCTGTTGATAAATCTTGTCTTACTAATGGTGGAGCTGGTAAAGGATTTGATAAATCAGAAGGACTAAATAATAATGCTTGTTGAAATTCAAAATTTTGATATTGTAATGTTATAGTATATACTGTTTTATTTATATTTGCTTGCCCTGTTTCTATTTGAGGTATCCAGATAGGCAGTGATATATTTGTTTCCAAATTGAAGCGAACTACGGACATTAGATAATCGTCGGGATTAGTTAAATATGGGTTATTGCGTATTTCTTCAAATATTAGTGGAACTGGTGGAGATAAACCATTATTATCATTATTTTGAACTGATAAATCAAAATATATGTGTGAATCACCACCACCATATAAAGAATTTCTTAAACTTTGGGACATTTACTTAATATATAATAATATATTAGATTATAAATTTTTATAAATACATTTTTATTATTTTATAATTTTAGGAAAAATGAGATTTTATCAAATAATTTATATAAATATGATTAAAAACAGTAAATATCTCATTTTTCCTATAATAAATATTTAGATTATTAATATTAAGTATCTTAAATATATAAATCTAACTTTACTTATAACAATCTATTAAAAATAATATTATTTTTAATAGATTAATAGTATTAAACAACTCAAAACAACATATATATTAGATTCTTATTATTAAAAATCTAATTATTACATTTAAATAATATATTTACTGTAAATATCCTTATTAAATAAATAAAATTTGCTTCTGTATCCATCACCGCCATTTATAGACCTATTATATAATTTTTTATTAATATTCTTTTTAATTATATTAACTGGTATTACATATAATTTATATTCATTATCATTTATTATTTCAAAATATCC